TTGAAAGAGTCTAAGTCAGGCAAGAAGTTCTTCAGCCTGTCAGTTAAGCCTAAAGAGGCTAAACCAATGCAGTCTAACGCACCAGAGATTGAACTTGGTGACCTTCCTTTTTAATCAAACGGGGGGTGAAAGCCCCCTTATCTTGAGGGTAAGAAATGATTCACATTGGCAAGACAATACGCATAGCACACGAGAAGGTTGGAATGAGGCATAAGGCTGTGGCAGATATGATTGACTGCCATAGTTCTAACTACTCTCACACTTTAGCCCAGAGAAACATGACGGTACATCGATATAAGCAAATCTGTGACGCCCTGGGTTTAACGATGGATCAGGTTTATAAAATAGGAGAACAACATGCTAACGGGTAAAGAATTCCAAGAAAAATTAGATCGTGATATTGAGAAGTATCTCGGTAAGGGTGGAAAGATTACACAGTGCGAACCTTTCGCGTTCTCAGGCGGCAAGGGATATAAAGATCCTGCCCTCGCGTTCAATGTAAGAGAGGCTAAAAGAGATGGACGATCTAAATGAAGTCAAAGATATGGTAGGTGATATACCGCAGGGAGAGTTCTGGGTGGTAAGTAGCAAACAATCTCTGGATGCGTTTGTTGCTCACATCACTAAGCTTTATGAGGACAAGAAGTACGTCACTCTAAAGTGGAAAGCCGGGAAGACCAGAACCTCTGCGCAGAACAATGCATTGCATGTTTACTGCCGGTTACTTGGTGAGGCTTTGAATGACGCGGGATACGATATGAAGAAGACTGTTAAAGAAAGCGTAGAGATTCCCTGGACGACAGAACTTGTTAAGCAATACCTATGGAAACCTATTCAGGCTGCGGTTACAGGGGATGATTCTACTTCTATTGCCTCGCGGGAGGATTACGACAAGGTACACGCTGTGCTGAGTCGTCATCTATCAGAGAAGTTTAATGTTTATGTACCGTTTCCAAGCAAATGATTATATTCTCTGACTTTAATGACGCACTTGAGGAAGCTAAGTGGTGTGCTAATAATGAGAAGCAAGCCTACGCAATTGCAACCTGCAAGAAAGGCTTTCGAGTGAGTAGGCTTTCTCGCATGTATCAGTACAAAGGAATAATTTTAGAGGTCGGATACCGGGAGGTTGAGTCATGAGTAACGATATGATGGAAGTGATACACAAGGCTATTGATGAGCTACAGATTGGCTTAGATAAACTTGAAGACAAACAAGTAAAGGAAACATACAATGCCTTAGTGGCTCTGCAAATAGAGCTGCATAGAAAGTACACCTCACACTATACCAAGAGGCTAGGGCTGTATGGGTATAAAGACTAAACAGGAATACGAGATTCCATTTGATGTCAGAGTTGCGGCAAAGACTTACCCAGTAACTCAGAAGAACTTTAGTGTAGCGTTACTTAAGATGCGCTATGACAGGATGGAAGAGAAGGATCAGATCCGAGCAGAAAAGACTCTTGCTTCTTTGCATGATGGGAGATACTGGAAATGACTAGAGCCGTGAAGCGCAGGGTCAAACGGAAATCTAAACCCAAGACCAAGACTTCCGCTCAGTTAAAGCAAGAGTGCTACAAAGCTGTACAAAAGTTAGCCAGAATTGCAGCCGCAGATGATAACGGAAACTGCTCCTGCGTTTCTTGTGGGGTCACTAAACACTACAAAGATATGCAGGGTGGACACTTCATACCCAAGGGTAACTCGTCCTACTGGGCGTTAGAGATAGAGAATGTTCATCCTCAGTGTCCTGCTTGCAATATGTGGGGAATGTCTCATGGTTCAGCAGCGCAGCAATATACACTGTGGATGCAAGACATGTACGGCAGGGAATTTGTGGAAGAGATGATTGCTAAGAAGTCTCTCCCGGTTAAGAGATACAAAGCAGACTACGAGCAAATCCTTGCAGACTTTCAAGAACTCATTGCCTATCACGAGAAACGCGTATGCTAAGAGTCACACTCAGCAAGAAAGAATTGTTTGATTGTCAACGCGCAGCCAATGGTAGATCGATGTTGTCCAGGGCTTCGGGTGTAATTAACCAGAGGAAAGACAAAGCCAGTACAGACCAAGAGATAGACCTAATCGGAATTAAAGGTGAGTTAGCAGTATCAAAAGTTTACCAGGCAGACTTCAGCCCGTTTGACTTTGGTGTAGACGCGGGAGTGGATATGTTCCTGGGCGACATCGGGGTTGACGTAAAGACTACCAAGTATTCTACAGGGGTGCTGCTGTTTAAAAGCGTTGATGCATTTAAAGCCCCCATCGCCATCCTCTGTACAGAGATAGACGAGAATACAATGGCTGTCATTGGTTGGATTCGCAAGACAGAATTCGCAGCCAAATGCAGGAAGTTTATCAACCCTAAAACAAATACCTATACGGACGGTGTATGCGTTGATCAGTCTGATCTTAACAGCCCGGAAGAATTATGGCTGAACATTACCCGCGTAAAACTAAGCAACCAACAAGGAAACAGTATATGAGCTATGCGGGAGATGGAGTTAAAGCAATGACTAAATACGGTATTGTATTAGAGCTACAGAATGTAGAGGATGTCTTTGATTGGTTAGCAGAGTTGCTTGAGGGTGACGATGAGATGGAAAGAAATCTAGCAGGTACAACCGGGATGATGCTAGAGGACATGCTTAACTTTATTAACAGCAGTGATGCTATGCAGGAGAAGTTTCAAACGCATGTCAACAGAGAGTACCAAGAACAACTAGCGGCTTACGAGAGGGAATTACATTGAAGGCAACAGACTATCAGGTAGCAGGAAGTCACTACCAAGACCTAGCGATACAGCCTATCGATTACATCCTGGCTAATAACTTAGGGTTCTGTGAGGGTGCGATAATCAAGTACATCTCACGATGGAGACAGAAGGGTGGGGTTGAAGACCTTAGAAAGATCAAGCAGTTCTGCGAGTTCTTGATTGAAGAGGAGCTAAAAAGAAAGCCCCTCCCCACGATGGAGGAGAGGCGTGTACCAAGGGGTTAGTTATTGCTGCTCTTGTTGGTTTGAGTTCTCGTCACCATGAGTTGCTAGAGTTTTAGCCATCCATGCTCTCAATACAGTTTGAGACTGTTTTGAGATTTCGCCTTTAGTTGGTTTTTCTAGAAGCACTTTAAATAAATCATCATTAAAGATTGCGTCTTCTAATAGTTTTACTTCTGCGTCAAAAACACCTCCCTTACCAAGAGTCTCAAAAATATTTGCTAATTGCTCTGGCGCTTGTAAGGTTCCTGTTCCAAGCCTTCTACCAAGCGTACCGCCAGATATTCTCAGCAATGCTTTTTGCATAATATTTAAGCCTTCTTGCTGCGCAAGCTCTATGGTTGGCCTTCCCATTATTTGTTTAGATAATGCTTGCGCGGTTCTAGCAGCCCTTTCAATTCTTGCTCTTTCTTCTTTGGAAAACAAAGAGATTATTGCTTGTTTGGTTTTAGGATCTTGTATCGCTTCATTAAACTTATTTCCATCTATAATCTTTTTGCTTTGCCCTGTAGGAAGTCTGGTATTGGCAACTGAGTTATTAAAAAGATATTCCGTAAACCCTGTCTTCAGTCCCTGTAAAGCCTCTCCAGTATTATCCCTGCTCGTCATCTTGATAAGAGATTGCATCTCTCTCGCAGGGTTATTAGATCCTAAAACAGATTTAAACGCTTTGTCTGTCCCTTGATTTATATAAATAATAGCTTTATTTATTTTAGGGTCTAAAAACGGCGTTCCGTTTTTGGTTCTTGATTCTGTTAATAATCTTGAATCATTTGTTCTAATAGCATTTTGAACTTCAGACTTTAAAACCGGCATTCTATTCATTAAATCTGCGTTTGAGTTTAAAAACTCTTGAGCCTGTCTTGGGTTAAATTCTTCGCCTTTAAAGAACTTAAACTTAATAAAATCCTCCATAGCATTTTGAACTTCTGGATTTCCAGAGACAGCTTGCAGAATATTATCGTATGCAACTCTATCTAAGGCTTTTCCAGTACCAAGTGTGGCAGATAGGGTTTTGGAGGAGTCAATGCTTTCGCCACCCCTTCTTTCGCGTTTTAATATCTTTGCAACGCTTCCTTTGCCAAATCTATCATTTAACTCTCTTGAAAACGCAATGGCAGTTGCTATAGGGTTTTCGCTGCCTGGCTCTGCATAAATGTTAGCCAAGTCTTCAGTAATAGAGTCAGCAAGCTCATCAGCAATCCTAGCTTTATTAAAATTAGGGCTATCTCCTGCTCTTGCCATTCTAGCTTCGGCTCGTAACTGGCTTTGAACGCCCCTAAGCTCAAAAATTGTATTTTGATTAGTGATTTCTGTTTTACCTTTAACCTTCTTCTTGCCAAGGTAACTTGGTGATTTAGGGTTTAAGAATTTTGCTGCATTAGGCATGTCTTGCTTTTGCGCAGCAGGTAGACTTTGCTCAAGTTCAAGCCTGGCAATTTTAGAAATATTAATATCAACTATTTCTTTCTGGTTTATTGCTTTATATAACTGATCTTCAAAAGCCCTTGCTTCTTTTAAAGCGTCTAACAACTGAGACCTTACTATTGGCTCAATGTTTTCCTGAAGGTCTGTTACTCTGATTTTAGAAATTTGCTTATCAGCACGATTTGCGGCTATCTGCAATCTTGCGTCTAATAAGTTTCGGTAATGACTTATTTGGTTTTCGAAAAGAGACTGCACCTCTTCTACAGAAGAGCCTCCAAAAGACAAGTCATCTCTAATAGCGTTATTTGTATCTTCGATCATTTTTGCAAATCTTTCAGAAAGCTCACCATCGCTAGAGCCTTTAAGTATTGTTTGCTCCATTCTTGAATATGTTGGGTCATCTGTTTTAAATGACGCAGTAAATTGAGCGTTTGGAGATAAATCTCTAGGCTGTTGCAAGGCTTTTAATGCCCCTTCTCTATCGCCTATAGATAATAACTCTGCCGCTCTTGCTTGAACCTTATCTTTTGCAGGAGAAAGCTTATCCTTTGCAGCATTATATATCTTGTATGAGGGAAGCATTTTTATTGCTCTAGGCGCTAAGTCTGCGCCAAAGCCTCCTGCGACTTCTCCAATAAATCTTGCAGCGGGTAAATCTGGATATCTTCTCTCTAATTCAAATCCTGTAAACCCTCCAGTTCCTCCCGCAAAAGCTTCTCCGGTAGTCATCATGATTGGGTTTTGTTTAAATACCCTGCCGTACTGACTTAACATATTTTGCAAGCCGCTAACCACGCGACCAGCTCCGCTTGCCGCTCTAGCTTGAGGTATTGCTTGAGACACAAACCCTAAGCCAACAGCAAATGGTATAGTGTCTGTAAATCCAGTTCCAAAGGCAATTCCTGGCGTTTCTATTTGGTTTTCAGCAGGAATATCCGCCCTAGAAGCAACGGACTTAAGCCTATCTGCTGTACTCATAGATTGTTCTGCAATTTGAGCCTTAATTCTGGGGTCTCCAGAAATCATTGTGGCTAAATTGTTTTTTATGGTTGCGTACGCATCGCCAACAAATCCTTGTGACTGATTTTCTTGCGTTAAGGCTTTTAATCTTTCTGCGGTTGTACTCATAAAAACACCAGTTTAATTTGTTAGCTTTTGAGTAATAATCTTTTCAAGCTCAGGAGGTATGCTGTTTAATTCTTCATCGCTAAAAGATTCAATAGTAAAAAGCAACCTTGCTTTAGACATGCTGTTAACAACATCGTTATTTAACGAGTTTACATTTATCTTTTTAGGGTAAAGCCTTTGTTTGAAAGCAATAATATTTGATTTAGTTTTTAAATCTTCTGCTTTTTGTTTTGAATCAACTTCAGGGTCATTCATCCGATTTTGTATAGTAACTAGCTCATCGTCTAAAAACTTATCAATTCCTGCTACCCTTGCTGCCGCGCCTTGTTTTCCTAATAAAAATTGCGGATCAAAAGATAAATTTTCTATAATTCTTTCTTGTTCTGAGCCTATATATTTTGGGTTCACAGAAAAAGCTCGAATAGCTAGGCTTTGTATTTGTTTTAATCCTTGTTTATACTCAGTGCGTTTTTTATCTGTTAACCCTTCAATTCCAGTAATACCTTCTGCAATCCTGCCAAAAACTTCCGATGTCATTTGGCCTAGACCAGTTGTTTCGCTTAACATTTCTGAAACGCTAATATCGTCTAGTCCTTCCAGATACGCATCATAATCTTCTGCGCTTTCTAGCGGTGTTTCAATAGACGGCAAAGAAGAAATTACTTTGACTTCTCTGCTAATAAGGTCTGTAAATGTTGCTCTTGTTGGATTATTTGGGTCTGGTGTAATTTGTATTTTGTTGTCGGCAACTTTAGTCGCGTAATCTCTTGCTTCCTCTACAGTTTCGAAATCTCCACTTCTAAATAGAATATCTGTATAGCTATTAATTTTTTCATTTCTTATGCTGCCCTCAGATGCTCCTGAAAGGTATTTTTCAGCAACCGCAGCAGCTCCGTCCGGGTCTCCAAAATACATAACAGGCATTAACGCAGCAAAATTAGGGTCTTGCTCTCTAACTACACTTGCTGCTGAATTTACCCTAGCCGCGTTAGTTAGCTTTTCATTTGCTGCCGCTGCTCTAGAAGCTTCTCTTCCTTCTTGACTTGCTGTAATTGCCTCTAAATCTCTTGCAATGCTTGTAGAGGCTTGTTGTTGAGCCATCATATCTGCTTGTTGTTGCCTTGTTATTTGTGCTGCTATTTGACGCAAAGCAGCAGCCCTTAAAGGGTCTATAGACTCTAAAGATTTAGCAGCCTGAAGAACGCTATTAGCATTGTTTGGATCTAAGCCTTGAATCTGCGCAGCAACCTTTTCTCCAGTGCTACGCGGGTCAATGCCAATCATAGGCTGAATAGCTCGCCGTAGATCTTCGTTACGCTGCACCCCTAGCTGACCTGCTACCTGGGCTAAAGGAGCCAATGCTGCTGCTCTGCCGCGTAAACCAGAGGATAATAACTGACCTTGAACCATGCCCTGCTGAAGCAGTTTCTGTTGACGTTGTTCAGGAGTATCAATGATGTCCGCAAACAAACTTTGAATGTTTATAGCCGCCATGTCTATGTTCCTAAATTAATTACTGTACTTGGGGTCGCTTGCGGTGGAGTCTTCAGAATATCAAACAAACCTTGGAACTGCTGCTGACGCAAAGCATTAGCTAGTGCTGCGTAACCTAACTGGGACTCTAGGCCAGACTCGGCAAGCTGAGTTCCTAAACCAAGACCAGTAGATTGTAACGCAGTAGCAATGCGTTGCGCTTCTAATTGTGGCTGCAAGTTTGCAAGTAGCTGATTCTGTCCTGCGTAAGCTGTAGGAATAGAAGACAATCCTAATTGACCCAATAAGCCTAGTCTATTTCGCGTCTCACCTAATCCCGCGAGGGTTTGCTGTGACTGAAGGGCTTGCTCTGCTCGAGCCTGTTCCATAGCACTCACACCAAGACCTGCTTGTTGTTCTGCTATAGCTTTTTCTAGTGCTAACTGCTCTGGCGTACCGCCAAACATGGCAGTCCTAACACCTAGTCTACCCTGGTTAGCTAAACGCTCTTCTAGCCCTAGCCTTGCGCGTTCTTGCTCTGGGGCAAGAGTGGCTTGCATACGACCAAAGATGTCCTGCTCACGCATAGCCCTTTGCATAGGGTCTTGCGTCAACATGCCAATAATATTCTCTTGTTCTTGTCGCCTTGCTTCCGGGTCTCCTAACATCCCAAAAGCTTGAGAGCCAAAGCCTAACAATTGCGACTGTAGAGCCTGTTCTGTTGGACTGAGCATTGTATCCATGCCACCTGCCCCCAGGGTTGCCCTTGAGCCGGTAGGAGTGGTAACAGTAAAAGGCTTAAACTCTGACCTTCGGCTAATCTCGCCAAGTATTCCGCCCTCATATTGAGGGACAGTTTCTTGACCAAAGACCGCAGCAATATCTTGTTTGCCTAAAGCCTCAATGTCTTTAATTATCTTTTGTTGTGCGGCTGCGCCTCCAACACCGGCAATAACATCCCCGGCTCCTTCGCCGAACAAGCCGCTTAAAAAGTTTTGTAATGGGTTTGCCATTAGTAAGTACCTCCATCAATCGTACCAACTGTGAAAGTACCACTCACTGTTAGGTTATCTGTTGTTGCTGTGCCAGTAAAAGTAGGTGACGCTGAGTCAGACTTCGTTGCCACTGCCACTTGGATTGCGTCAAATTCAGCTCCGACTTCAGAGCCTTTAACAACCTTGGCAGGGTTGCCGCTAACCAAAGCGTCCTTGGCTGCGAAGTTAGTAAGTTTGGTATAGTTCGACATTAGACTATCCTTCCCATCAGAGCTTGAATGTTAATCTCTTGAAGGGCAATCGAGTTACCCTCAACAGTTGTTTCTACCCC